GCAACTGGGGTCCGGGCATAGATGTATATGCCGCTGGAGAGAATGTAATGGGTGCTATGATGAAAGATGAAATTGCCTACGGTAATCCCTATTACGGACAGGAAAGCAATACACCAAAATGGGATACTATGGGTTCGCAAAACGGCACAAGTTACGCTTCACCTTTAATAGCAGGTATGTTGGCTTGTTTAGCAGAAGTATATCCTACACTAACAAATGACCAAGCAAGAACATATTTACAAAACAATGCTGTTACAGGATTGATGGCGGATACAGCAGACGCAATAGATATAGATGTAAGCACAAGAGTAAGCACGGACGGTGCTAACATTGATAGAATAGCACTATGGAAGAATCACAGAGCAACGTCAGGTAATATGGCGTTTAACACATACAATAAAGACGTAAACACTCGTCCTACAAGTGGATTGATGTATCCTCGAGTTAGAACACGTAGACGCGGATAAAGATAAATACTAAAAAGGAAGTATTATGGAACATTTTGTAAGAGTAGTAATGGAAAAGAGCGATAGTCTAAATGAAAGTTTAGATGAAAGTATTTTTCCAGGTACAGAATTATTAGAAACAGAGCAAGGTGGTTCTGTATATCAAATACCATTACCAAGATTACTAAGCGAAGAAGAAGCAGACGAGTATGCAGACAAGTTAGCGAACTTTTTGTTTAGCGAAGGATTTGATGACTTTGATATCGAAATATCAACAGATGACGACACACCAGTAGTTGAAGAAACATATGACGGCGATGACTTTTTTGAAGAGTATGGTACTATGTGGTTCAACGAAGATGATGAAGATTTAGACGAAGCAGAGTATCAAGGACGTAAAGTAAAACTTGGTAAGCCTATGCAAGGTGACGTTAAGAAGTTTAAAGTATACGTCAAAGACCCAAAGACTAAGAATGTTAAAAAAGTAAACTTTGGTGATCCTAACATGAAGATTAAGAAGTCAAATCCAGCACGTAGAAGAAGTTTCCGTGCTAGACATAACTGTGATAATCCAGGACCGCGTACAAAGGCAAGATATTGGAGTTGTAGAAAATGGTAGAGAAAAAGTCAGAAGCAGAACAAATAAGAGAGTTAGGCAATCGTTTGGCTATGATAAACGGCATAGGTAATGTCGAAACACCTGAGCAACAGCTAGATAATGATACACTTGTATTAGCATCTAATCCATACGGTTCGTCGTATGCAGACTTATTAGCAGCCAAAGAGAAGTAGCATGAAACTATTTGAATTAGCAGAAAAAGATGAATTTACATTAGAGTATGATGTGTGTCAAGACTGTCACACTTATATGAAAAATGACCCAATGTTTTATAGAAAAGAATACTTTCCTGCAATGACTAAGATATCAGATCAGTATAGAAAAGGCAAGGCAGTAGACTTTGCTGAAACGTTACGCCCAGTAGTACAATCAGCAATGCAATCATATTGTGCAAAGTATGATTTAGACGGTTCACAAAGTGTTTTTACTGAAGATGACGAACTAAACATTATTGAACGTATTAAAGAGGACGAAATTCAGAATATAGAAGAAGGGGAATACTAATGTTTATCAAAGAACTGTTTGAGGCACCAGCTAAGAAAGCGGTTCTTGCTTTTGGTAGACTTAATCCTCCAACTATTGGTCACGAAAAACTAGTAGGTCAAATAAAAAAGTATGATGGTGATCATTATCTTTTTTTATCACAAACACAAAAACCAAAAACCGATCCATTAGACTTTGCAACTAAGTTAAAGTTTGCAAAGCAATCATTTCCCGGTATTAATGTAGGACATCAAAGTGTACGTACACCTGTACAAGCACTAGAAATGTTACAAGGGTTAGGATATACAGATTTAATATTTGTTGCAGGTAGCGACAGAGTTGATGGCTTCCAAAAAATGTTTGACACATACAACGGCAAGCCAGATAAGTCAGGTAAAATACCATTTAAGTTTAACACACTTAAAGTTGTAAGTGCTGGCGAACGTGATCCTGATGCAGAAGGTGCAGAAGGTATGAGTGCAAGTAAGATGAGACTTGCGGCTGCTGAAGGTAACTTAGAAGCATTTGCTCAAGGTGTGCCTGCTACAGCAAAGAAACTTGCAAAAGCAATGTATGATGCTGTACGTAAAGGCATGGGCGTTAAAGATGAAGTTCCTGCAAACGAAATACTAGGGTTTGCAAAGCACCAACCTAAAAGAGCTGTTATAAAGAAAAGATATAAACAGCCTGAAGACGATAGTGTACAAGACAAATTAAAAAAGCGTAGAGCAATGTCTGCAAAAGGCGATCCTAATGCATTTAAATCAGGTGCAATAAAATAATGGACGAACTACAGGACATTAAGCGACTAGCAGGCGTAGGTGAATTTAAAGGTTACACAGAATACCAAATAGATGAAAACCCTAGCGAAACAGCTGCAGAGCTAAAGAAGAAAGAAAAGAGATTAGGTTTGAAACCGGGCGACAAAGATTGGTTCAAACTATGGTTTAGTAAACCTTATATGACTGGTGCAACACAATTTAGGGGCCGTAAAAAGAAATGAAGTGGCAAGATATCAAAGAAGATGGCAGGATTGTTAAAGGCGTTAACACTACCGTTGATGTTGATACCAATCAGATTCCTAAAGAAGCAGGTAAGTTTGGAAACAAAGTAGACAATGACGGTGTTCCACCTACACTTAGTAAAAAAGTAAAAGGTAAGAGTACAAACGTATTATTCAACTTAGGTCTTGCTGAAGGCAAGTATGCTGATATACATGACGTAAAAGATTACAACCCAGACAACTTAGAAATATGGGTAAAGGGCGTAGGTGTTTACACACTTAACGGTCTTAAAAACAGATTAAAACAAAGACTAGAAGGCTTTAAAGATAACATGGACTACAACGCTGAAGGCGTAGAGTCAGTGTTAAGCGGCACAGGTTACGATGCATTTATGAGTATGCTTAGAGGTTACAACGAAGTAATGAAAGCATTAGAAACACCTCAAATGAAACGTAAAAAGACTATTGCAAAACGTAAAGCAAAGTATAGCGAAGGTCAAGCAATACCTAATCCTAAGAATACATTCTTAGCAAAGTCTGACACAGCATATGATCATTATAAAATTGGAACTAACTTAGCAAACTTAAAGGGAGTACCTAAGGGTGCTAACTATGATGAGCCTGATGTTGTTATTGCACCATACGCAGGTGAGAAAGAAACAAAGTATCTTATGAAACAACTTTCTCGTATTGGTTATGATGTACAAGATGCAGAAGGCTATCAAGATGCACACTTTGATGACGAGCCAACAGGTGGCGAAGCACCTCCGCAAATCAAAGATCAGGGTAAGTTAGGTAAAATTAAACTAAGTAAATTGCGTAGTGTACAAAAAGGTAGAAACTTCCGTAAACTTGAAAAGCAAATGACTAAAGTAAAAGACGGAAACTACAGTCCTTTAACTATTGATCCGAAAGGACGTATAGTAAACGGCCATCATAGGTTTGATGCACTAAGACTTATGGGTGAAGAATTTGCAACTGTTAGAATGATTGACACTTCATTAGAAGAAATGATTGCAGAAAACTTTGCAGACGGTAAAAAAAAGGGTAAAAGCAGACCCGGACGAGTAAAGAAGTCAGGTGCTAGTTGTAATGGTAGTGTAACAGCCTTAAGAAAACGTGCAAAGAAAGCATCAGGTGAAAAAGCAAGAATGTATCACTGGTGTGCTAATATGAAGAGCGGGAAGAAATAGTGAAATGTTTAGCAAACAATGTAAAATACATTTAGAAGATAAAGGCGAAACAGGATTAGAACATATGAAAGCGGCACTAAAGACCGCTATAAAACTACAATTACTTGTACCGGCATTAGTAGTACACAGTGTTGCTCCACGCTTTTTTACAGACACAGCAACAACAGTAATTAAAGACATATTAGGGGATAGACATGAAAATAAATGATATAATAGTTGAATCACAAAAAGACACGCATTGTTCAGACAAGTGTTGTGGTGCAGACGTTAAAAGAGAAGATTGTAAATGTCCTGCAGATTGTCCACATTGCAACTGTAACGATCCTAGTGTTGCAGAATCAGCTACCGCAGGTGCTAGTAGCGCAGGTAGTGTTGCTAGTGTAGTTAATCCTACATACGCATATGCAAAGAGTAAGAAAAAAGGTAAGTATGGTGCACCAGAAGCACCGCAAGCAAAGAATCCAGACGGGACCGCCAAGAACGGATTGGATATTAAAAACAATTTAATGGGCGGCAAGGTCGCAAAGAGATAAATATATATTAGTAGGAGTTACTGATGAGAGAAAAAGATTTAAAAGAGGGTTTAGGCGAATTAGCTGACAAGGCTGAGCAAGACCACGAAGTACAAATGGCACGTGCCGAGCTTTACAAGGCCGCTAAGTATTCAATCAAACTACACGAAATGCTTAAAGGCGTTAGTGAAGCAGAAGGATTAGAAGGTTGGGTACAAGCAAAGATTACAAAAGCATCAGACTATTTAAGTTCTGTATATCATCACCTGGATTATCAAGAAGCTGACGATAGTGCAATGGCTCCTGACGCACTAGATAGCATTTCAAGCGGTAAAGAAGAAGTTGGTGAAGGTAAAGGTAAAAGCAACAAACAAAAAGCTGCTATTGCTATTGCTAAGAAAGAAAAAGGTTACAAAGAATCTTTAGCAGACAAGTTAGGAAATAAACTTGCTGAAGCTAAAGCCGTTTGTAAAGACTGTGGCAATCCAAGTTACACAACACTACCAGAAGAAAAGCAAAAAGGCGTTGACGGCAAAGTATGCTGGAAAGGCTATAAGCGTATGGGCACCAAGAAAAAAGGTGGTAAGACCGTAGACAACTGTGTAAAGGCCTAACATGGATTTTCATAAACTTCAACAAAAACTATTCCAAATAGAACCAACTGATCCAGCAGCTGATAAAGCAAAGATGATAGCATCTATGCAAGGTCAACCGCAACAAAGTGTTGAAGTTCCACAAAACATTGTACAAGAAAGTGTAGATGTACCGCAAGGTACTATGCCAGTTGAAGGTAATTACAGCGTAAGTGACTTTGCTAAACTAGCAGGTATAACACTTAACGAAGGTAAGCAAAAACATGGCAGTGCAGGTCAACTTAAAGGCAAGGATGCCTTTACTAAAAGTACAAAGCCAGGTGGTAATGAATCACCACACCCTGCAAGAAACAAACTAGTTGGTGACAGCATGGACAATGACGTTGATGAAGGTCCAATTGACGCTGTTAAAAAGTCTAAAGGTATAGGCGGTGCATTTCAAACAGGTTTTAATGCAACACAAAAAGGTGGAGCATTAGGTCCAGATGCATTAAACAAAGCAGTAAGCAATGCGTTTACAGGCAAAGGCAAAGATGATAAAGGCAAAGAATCAAAGTTTGATCAAGGTATTCAACAAATACTTAAAGATCCAGCACTAAAAAGAGAACTATTATTACTAATGAAGAAGGCAAACTCAAAGAGTCAAATGAACTCTGAGGCACAAAAGAAACCTAAGAAGCCACTAATAAAGGCACGAAATCCAGGATACAAAGATCTACAAGCACTACGTACTAGTGGCGCAGGTGGTTCACATCCAGATAAAACAAAAGTACTTCCACGTAAGCAAAAGTACAAATCAGATCCTACTCAGGAATCTATTAAAGAAATGCTTTTTCGTAAATTAAACGAAAAAACTTCTTGACAAACCCTTCATAATATCGTATAATAGTATATAAATTACTAAAGGAGATCCTCTTATGGGAAGTCGTGTATTCGGTGCCGATGAAAAGGCAAAATTAGAAAGACTAGTTAACGAAGGTGTTACAGTCTATCAAGAAGTAGAAGATTTAACAGCAGGCTTAAAAGATACTGTAAAGGCTGTTGCAGAAGAACTTGATATTAAACCAAGTTTAATTAACAAAGCAATCAAAATTGCACAAAAAGGTGACTGGGAAAGAGTTTCCGATGAGTTTGACGACCTTGAAACATTGGTTGTTACTGTCGGTAAGGACAAGTAGTGCAAGGCATTAAAGACTTTTATAGAGATAGTCTCACCTCAGACCCAGTTGCACACTATGCAGAGATGATAGGTGCTGTTAGTGTTATTATAGGTAGTTCTATATTAACATGGACTGTACTTGCACCAAGACCAGACATATTCATTCCATTTTATTTTATAGGAAGTTGTGCAAGTTTCTTTGGTGCATATAGACGTGGACTACCTTGGGTATTAGTACTCACTGGTTGGTTCATTATTATGAACATCATTGCACTTAGTAGACTATATATTACATAACGCCAAAGACAATAGTCAGGCATGCAGAAGGTTAAGTTGGCCACAAGCAACGAAGGAGAAATAATTGAGTTACGTAGACGCACTATTTGATCGCGACTCTGACATTATCAGAACTGTCGAACGTAAAGACGGTAAAAGACATTATCACGAGTACCAAGCAAAATATACTTTTTACTATAAAGACCCACGTGGCAAATACAAAAGCGTTTATGGCGATCCTTTAAGCCGTATTGTTTGTAAAAATACAAAAGACTTTAGAAAAGAAGTTGCTATCAACAGAGACAAGCAACTATTCGAAAGCGACATTAATCCTATCTTCCAATGTTTGAGTGAGAACTATCTTAATCAAGATGCACCTAAACTAAACATTGCTTTTTTCGATATTGAAACAGACTTTGATCCAGAGCGAGGCTTTGCTGATCCTGCTGATCCATTTATGCCAATTACTTCTATAAGTGTATACTTACAGTGGTTAGAAACAATGGTGTGTTTGGCAGTTCCGCCTAAGACACTTACAATGGAACAAGCAAAAGCAGAACTTGAAGGCATTGATAATGTAATGCTGTTTGAAAAAGAAAGTGGAATGATTGATACTTTCTTAACACTTATTGAAGACGCTGATATTTTGTCAGGTTGGAACAGTGAAGGTTATGATATTCCGTACACAGTAAACAGAACTAGTCGTGTACTAAGCAAAGACGACACAAGGCGCTTTTGTTTATGGGGCCAATTGCCTAAGAAACGTGAATATGAAAAGTATGGGAAATCAGCTGTTACCTTTGACCTAATAGGCAGAGTGCATTTAGATAGTTTAGAATTATATCGTAAATACACATATGAAGAAAGACACACATATAGACTTGATGCCATTGGCGAGATCGAAGTTGGTGAAAATAAAGTTCCTTATGAAGGCACTTTGGACCAGTTGTACAACAATGACTTTAGAAAGTTCATCGAATACAACATACAAGATACCGCACTACTGGACAAGTTGGACAAAAAACTAAGATTTATTGATCTAAGTAACGAACTTGCACACGCAAATACTGTTTTGCTACAGACCACAATGGGTGCTGTTGCTGTTACAGAGCAAGCGATTGTTAACGAAGCACATGCAAGAGGCTTACAAGTTCCTAATAGACCTAAACGTGACGACACAGAAAATACACAAGCCGCTGGTGCATATGTAGCATTTCCTAAGAAGGGATTGCACAAGTGGGTAGCGTCAATGGATTTGAATTCACTGTATCCTAGTGTGATTCGTGCATTGAATATGGCGCCCGAAACTGTTATAGGACAGATACGTCCTGAGATATCAGAAGCTCGTGTACATGAAGACATGACTCTTAAGAAGAAGTCATTTGCAGGTAGCTGGGAAGGTCGCTTTAGTACAGAAGAATACGAAGCCGTAATGGAGCAACGAAAAGACATTGCACTTACAGTTGACTTTGAAAACGGACAAACTGAAGTGTTAAGTGGTGCTGAATTATATAAGATTATATTTGACAGTAATCAGCCATGGATGCTTAGTGCTAACGGTACTATCTTTACAACAGAGTTTGAAGGTGTTATTCCTGGACTACTAAAGCGTTGGTATAGCGAACGTAAAGATCTACAAGCACAACTAAAGAAAGCAAAAGACGCAGGCAATGCTATTGAAACTGAGTACTGGGACAAACGACAGTTAGTTAAAAAGATTAACCTAAACAGTTTGTATGGTGCTATTCTTAATCCTGGTTGTAGATTCTTTGATAAGCGTATCGGACAGTCAACAACACTAACTGGCAGAACTATTGTTAAGCATATGAGTGCTGAAGTAAACAAAGTTATTACAGGTACATATGATCACGTAGGTGAATCTATGATCTATGGTGATACAGACTCTTGTTACTTTAGTGCATGGCCTATGCTAAAAGATGATGTAGAGGCTGGCAAAGTTGAATGGACTAAAGAAAAATGTATCACGCTTATGGATCAAGTGTGTGAACAAGCAAATACATCATTTCCTGAATTTATGTTGGATGCGTTTCATTGTCCAAAGTCACGTAGTGATGTTATTGCCGCTGGGCGTGAGATTATTGCACAGTCTGGATTGTATATTACTAAGAAGCGTTATGCGGCATTAGTAATTGACAACGAAGGTTTTAGAACTGACATAGACGGCAAGGCTGGTAAAGTAAAAGCAATGGGCTTAGACTTACGTAGATCAGACACACCTGTGTTTATGCAAGAGTTTTTAAGTGAACTATTACTTATGGTGCTTACAGATAAGCCGCAAGAAGATGTTCTAGAGCGTATTACAACATTCCGTCAGGAGTTTAGTAATCGACCTGGTTGGGAAAAAGGTAGTCCAAAACGTGCAAACAAAGTTGGACACTATCGACGCTTAGAAGAAAAACAAGGCAAGGCAAATATGCCTGGGCATGTACGGGCAAGCATTAACTGGAATACATTAAAACGTATGAACGGCGACAAATATTCGCAAGAGATCGTTGACGGTATGAAAGTTATTGTTTGTAAATTGAAACAGAATCCGCTAGGTTATACTAGTGTTGCATATCCAACTGACGAGTTACGTATTCCAGAATGGTTTAAAGAACTTCCGTTTGATGATGCAGCAATGGCGGAGACTATTATTGATAACAAACTAGACAACTTAATTGGTGTGCTAAACTATCCATTAGAAGATACTAAGCGACATAATACGTTTACAAGTTTGTTTGATTTCGGAGAATAAAATGAAAATTAATATACAAGTGGAAGTAGATACTGAGAATGCTCAGGATTTAACAACCATTGAAGAATTAATTGCAATGCTAAGATCATTAGCAGACCAGTACGAGGAATAGTTATGGAATGGGTATTAGTATATATTAGTCTTACATTTCATGGCCATCCTATAGCAGAAGAAATAGGTCGTTACGATAGTATGATTGACTGTTTTTATGCTAGAGAACAACTGGCACAAGATGTTGGCGGTTCAAACGGATACTTTCCAAATGGCGAGCAAGCCGTATGCGTATCTAATTTAAAGGAAATGGGATGACAGGTAGAGTAGGATTTACATGTAGTTCATTTGATTTGTTACACGCAGGTCATGTACAAATGTTGCGTGAAGCAAAAGCACAATGTAATTATCTTATTTGTGGATTACAAGTTGATCCTGCAAATGATCGACCTGAAAAGAACTCACCAGTACAATCTATCGTAGAACGATATACCCAGCTCAAGGCTGTTAGTTACGTAGATGAAATTATTCCTTATGGTACTGAAAAAGATCTAGAAGATATCTTAGAACTGTACACAATTAATGTACGAATACTAGGAGAAGAATATAGAGATAAAGAGTTTACTGGTAAAGATATATGCCGTAGACGAGATATAGAACTATATTTTAACAATAGAGATCATAGATTCAGTAGTTCAAACTTGCGAGCAAGTGTAATTAAATCGGAAAAGAAATGAATATATTATTAACAGGATCAAGCGGCTTTATAGGAAGTGAATTACTAAAGCGTCTAACTGTAAAGCATGGACACTATGTACACACAATTGATATTGCAAATGGTGTAGAACAAGACTTAATGTATTGTCAATTTCCAAAAGAATCTACAATTGATTTAGTAATACATTTAGCAGGTAAAAGCGGTGTACGTGAAAGCATCAAAGATCCTGCTAGTTATTGGTTAAACAACATTGAAGCAAGTAGACGCTTGTTTAATGCTTACCCTAACACACGCATACTGTATGCAAGCTCTAGTAGCGCCTACGAGCCCGATTTAAACCCTTATGCAGCTTCTAAGTATTGTTTAGAAGAACTTGCATCACGTTATCCTGATACACTAGGCATGCGTTTTCATACAGTGTATGCAGATGTTTGTCCTAGAGAGAATATGTTCTTTCGAAGACTACGCAATGATACATTAGAATATGCCACTAGGCATTATAGAGATTTTGTGCATTTACAAGATGTGTTAGATGCTATTGATTTATTGATAGCAAAACCAAAAGTAAATGGCATAATAGATATTGGTACAGGGGTTCCTGTCCGTATCCAAGACCTTGCACCAGAGGCTCCTGTTCGCCTAAATACACCTGGAGAACGAGAATATACTTGTGCAAACATAGAAAAAATTAAAGGACTAGGTTGGAAACCTAAATACTTTATAGAAAACTTCTTGACAAAAGAAGACAAAGGCAATATAATAAACATTACAAATGGAGAACCCTTATGAAAGATATTTTACAAGACATTGTCGCCCATACACATGCACTAGGTTTTTTAAGTCTAGTTAAAGTGACAAGCGACTCAGATACCTCAGTAGAGAGTATGGCAGATGACAGAAGTGTAATTCTGTCTGGTGCAATACATACTCCTGTTGCAGAATTTACAGGCACTTTTGGTATGCCTAACTTAGAAAAGTTAGCATTACATTTAAAGAATCCTGAGTATCAAAAAGATGCTAAACTTGATGTTGTAACAGCAGATAGAAATGGCGAAGTTATTCCTACACATATTCACTTTGAAAATGCGGCAGGCGACTTCCAAAATGATTATCGCTTTATGAACAAAGCAATTATTGAAGAAAAACTAAAAACTGTTAAGTTTAAAGGTGCTTCATGGAATGTAACATTCCAACCAAGCATGGCAAGTATTGCACGTATGAAACTTATGAGTGCGGCGCATACAGAAGAGCCTACATTTAATGTAAGCACTAACGACGGTAACTTAACATTTAGTTTTGGTGATGCAAGTACACACGCAGGTGAGTTTGTATTCCAACATGGTGTTGAAGGATCGTTGCAACACACTTGGAGTTGGCCTGTAGCACAAGTACAAAGCATCTTAAACTTAGATGGCGATGTTACTATGAGCATTAGTGATCAAGGCGCAATGATGATTTCAGTAGATAGCGGTATGGTCAAATACGACTACATACTTCCGGCGCAAAGCAAGTAATATGCGGAATTGGATATACAACTGTTGGACATTAGTAATGGATGATACTCGAAATCCTTTGAGTTCTATTCCTGATGTTCAAACACGTCATATGGTGATGCAAGTGCTTGCCTGGATGTGGTGTATTGTATTTGCAATTATTGCAGGTAGTATGTGGGCAGGAGTGTTTAGTATGATACTACACACATTACTGTTAGGTGCTATTGCTGTAACAGTTGCGACATTTGAAACAGCTAAACGTAAACCTAGTTCATTTCGTAGAGACAACGGAATTAATTCACGTGGATATGGTGGCGAACATGAGTAACGATATAATATGAACAAAGATTTAACCGCAACACAAAATGATTATGCAACATTTTTACCTGCACTTAGTGGCTTTTATGCTACGTATGTAGGTAAACAACGTTTTGATGAATATGTAGACAAAGCACGTATTCCAAGTAACTTTGCAAATGGTGTTGAGAGTTTAAACTATCTAAATAAAAACGAAGGTGCATTTACATATAAATGGACATTGTACTCAGCAGGACATGCAGACTTAGATACTACTAAAGAAGTACCTAAAGAAGACATGGTTCGAAACAGAGATAGAGAAAACACTTGGCTACTAGGTGACTCAGGTGGTTTCCAAATTGGTAAAGGTGTTTGGGAAGGCGATTGGAAAGATCCTAATTGTCCTAAAGCACAAAAGAAACGTGACGGAGTTCTTCGTTGGATGGACGCTTATATGGACTATGGCATGGTACTTGATATTCCAGCCTGGGTAGCACGTTCAGAAGCAGGTGCTAAAGCAACCGGCATTAGCACATATGATGAAGCAGTTAAAGCAACACGCATTAACAATGACTATTGGATGAAACACAGAACAGGTGCTTGTAAGTTCTTAAACGTTTTGCAGGGTGAGAATCATGCAGACGCAGATGACTGGTACGAGCAAATGAAAGATTACTGTGATCCTAAAGTGTATCCAGACAATCATTTTAATGGTTGGTCAATGGGTGGACAGAACATGTGCGATGTGCATTTGGTTCTTAAACGCATAGTTTCATTGATATATGATGACCTACTACAAACAGGTGTACATGATGTAATGCACTTCTTAGGCACATCTAAACTAGAATGGGCTACGTTACTAACAGACATACAAAGAGCTGTTCGTAAATATCATAACCCAAACTTTATGATTACATTTGATTGTGCTTCACCTTTCTTAGCAACAGCAAACGGACAAATTTATATTCAAACTGAAACTGAAGATAGAACTAAATGGGTCTATAGAATGGTTCCTAGTATTGATGATAAGAAGTATGCCGCAGATACTAGACTGTTTAAAGACGCTGTACTACAAGATAACATATTTAAAAACTTTACTAACAGTCCAATTACAAAAGACCTTAAAGTAAATGATGTGTGTCATTATGCACCAGGAATGTTAAACAAAATTGGTAAAGAAGGAAAGACATCATGGGATAGTTTTTCATATGCTATCCAAATGGGTCACAATGTATGGAGTCATATAAATGCTGTACAAGAAGCAAACAGACAATATGACGCAGGCATTATTCCTAAGATGCTTGTACAAGAACAATTTGACAGGCTTTTATTTAGAGACGTTGTGGAAGCAATATTTGCGGCTGGTGACAGAGAAGAAGCTAACGCAATAATTGAACACTACAGTCGCTTTTGGATGACCATACCTGGTACAAGAGGAGCGATTGGTAAAAAGACTGTAAACAGTAGTACATACTTTGGAAACTTATTTGAAGAAGTAGGTGAACCTGTAATTACAGACGAAGAAGATCTAGATGAAACAAAATTAGAGGATCTCGAGGATGAGCAACTTCACAGATGAACACAATAAAATTGCAGGCTATTTACAAGAGCTATATAAGAAGCATAGAAAACTTGACGAAGAAATAAAATTAATGTATAATACTTTTGCAAGTGATAGTGCTATTAACAGGCTTAAAACAAAAAAACTTTGGTATAAAGACGAAATTCATAGATATGAAACAAGGCTAAAAACATTATGAAAAGAGATTATAACACAGGCACATTAGACAGTATTACATTCTTTACAGGTGTAGAAGTTGAAAAGACTCCTGCATTAGGAATGAAAACATTGTTTGTTACAGGCAAACAAGACTATAATACAATAATGAAACACTACACAGAAGAACAGTGTGAACACATCTTCTTTGGTGCCAATCATAGTTATAGTCCTGTTAAAGCAGATGATTTCGAAGATTGGGATCTAATGATACGTGCATTTACTGATCAGGAAATATTATGTAGTTTGGACATACCAAGTACAATTAATATGGAATGGTTTTTAGATGGCGGTCTAACTGAATCAGATTACTTTATTCCACAAATACGTGTAGTAGTTCCTTATATTAAACAGTGGAACTACAATACAATGATTAAAATCGATGACAAAGATTTTAAAGCATCCAATCCAGGTGTGTGGTGTCATAGACTCCACGATTTAATGGATAGCGAAAAGTTTACGGATTGGACTAAATATTCGCTTGACAAACCATTATAATGAAAGTATACTATAACAATGCAAGAACGTTATCATGAATACATGTTACGCAGAACAAAAGAGGAAAATGCCAAGATGAAACAAGAGAATGCACTAAATAATGCTACTAGAAGTATATGGGTAACCTTTACTAAAGAAGGCATCCATAAGTATCCAGGAGCAGATAGTGATCCAAAACTTGCAACAGGTGATTGGGACGATGTGTCGTTTCTTGCTGTGCCTCATCGTCATATTTTCCACTTCAGGGTGCGTATCGAAGTGTTCCACAACGATAGAGACATCGAGTTCATCCAATTTAAACGATGGCTTGAAAGATTATATTCTGAGCAAGGTACGTCCGACAGTGAAGTGCTTGTTCTAGATTATAAGTCCTGTGAGATGATCGCAGATGACTTATACGAAGAAATTTCTACAAAGTTCCCCGGCCGATTTGTAGAGATTAGTGTTGCTGAAGACAACGAAAACGGCTGTGTAATTTATTACCCAAACCCTAAATCTTAAAGTGCTATTAATAGAGGATATTAAAAAATGGCAATCAAGTTTAATAAGCCCGCTTACGACAAAATTTTTCGTGACTTGGAAAATTTTAAAGACTTCTGTCGCTACGTTGGCGATGCTAAAAACGTGGCGTTCGTTTACAACGAAAAGGATTTGTATAACGAACGATCTTATGTGTGGCGCTCATATCAGCGTCATGTTAACCACCTTAAGGCAAAAAGCCGTTCAGGTAAAAACTTTAATCACAAACGGAGAAACTAATGACTATTCATATTGTAGATATTGAAGCCGTAGACACACGCTATACTAAGCAGTGGAAAGATTATCTTCCACGTCAACTGTTGAAGTCTACAAATGAAAAGATAAATGTTATTAGTGGCGGGGATACACCTCAGGCAACTACGCCTGGGGCGTTCCTCAACTTCGGCGGTACTAATGTATACAAGTCAAAACAGCTCGAGCAAATAGGAGAAATGTTTTGTAATGGTGCTGTTAAAGATGGTGATTACTTCTTATACACTGACGCTTGGAACCCTACTGTTATACAACTTCGTTACATGGCAGAACTACTAGGCGTTGATGTTTGTATTGGCGGTTTGTGGCATGCAGGGTCTTATGATCCTCAAGATTTCCTAGGTAGACTTATAGGAGATAAGCCTTGGGTAAGACATGCTGAAATGTCAATGTTTGAATGTTATGATGATAACTTCTTTGCAACTGACTTTCATATTGATATGTTTACAGATACACTAGGTGAAGATTATCAAATTGACAATGATAAAATACATCGAGTAGGCTGGCCTATGGAGTATCTAAAGAATAGTTTGGATAGTTATAAAGGTATGGAAAAACGTAACCTTATACTTTTTCCACACAGAGTTGCTCCTGAAAAACAAGTTGATATATTTCACGACTTAGCACAACAACTACCCGAATACGAGTTTGTTGTATGTCAAGAACGTGATCTTACAAAGAATGAATATCACAACTTGTTAGGTGAAGCTAAACTTGTGTTTAGTGCTAACTTACAAGAAACACTAGGTATTAGTTGGTACGAAGGTGCATTAGTAGATGCTATTCCTATGGTGCCAGATAGATTGAGCTATAGTGAAATGTCTGTGCAGGAGTTTTTATATCCTAGCAAATGGACTGAAGACTATACAGCATATAGAAAGCATAGAGGCGAAGTTGTTACACAGATACGCAACTACATGGAAAACTATTCCGACTATTTGGTTAGTTTGGAGAAACAACGTAAAATACTTAACAAAGACTTTTTTAGTGGTAGTGCATTATATGAAAGGCTTAAAGATGAGCGATAATACTTATACGTATAATTACAGTAGTGATGATACTATTACAATAGATACTAGTAATTGGGACGATAGTTTTACTACTAGTCCTTCATCTATATATACTAATGATACTTTTACATTTACAGATGCTGTGGCCGGAAAATACGGTCTTTCTGTTGAAGGTAAACTAGAAGTAGATGGCGTAGACGTTATGCAATCTATTAAAGATTTGCAACTTGTACTAGGTGTAGTTAGTAGAGATCTTGAAAAAGAAGAAAAGTACAAAGGCTTAAAACGTGCCGCAGAAGCATATGAACGTGAACTAGCAAAGATTGAAACTTTTGAAGCTCTAAAGGACTCAGCATAATGTTTGGTTTTTTAAAAGGTCGTAAACGTGTAATTAAAGATAGAGATAGTAACGAGCCTTACTTGGTTCGTTGGTATTTGTTTTTAAAGGACAGAAAGAACTTTCCGTTCAATGTCACTCTGCACAAAGTTTTAAAAAGCGACGAAGCAACGTTACACGATCATCCTTGGAGTTATGCAACACTTATACTTAAAGGTGGTTATTGGGAGAATGTTCCCGTTGTTAGTAGAGAAGGATTCATAGTAGGATCACGTGGTATCTGGCGTGGACCAGGACACTTTAGATTTCGTAAGTCAGATGACTTACATTTTTTGACTTTAGAGAAAGACAAAGACGGTAATGAAATACCATGTTGGAGTTTATTCTATATGGGCAAAAAAGCAAAAGAATGGGGCTTTGTACCTTTTGTACAAGGCATTGGTTATAGATGGCAAAATAGCGAAGATTACCTCGCTAAGGAGTAATTTATGAGTCAGTATAATGACGTAGTAGAAAGGCAACGAGATTTGTTAGAAGCAGAAAAATGGGCAACGGGTGTAAAAAGTTTGCACTTCCATAGCTTAAAAAGTATGTGGTATGATACTCATCCTGAAGATTCAGACATGGGTATGGTAATGGATGTTGAATACAACAACGGTGTAATAAAGCGTACACTAAAAGATAACAGTGTACGAATTTTTGGTGAAGAACTTAGTGGAGAACAACTCCTCGACGAATACAAAAGGAATAATAAATGAAGAAACATTATTACACTTGGGGACACATTGAAAAAATGTGTATTGATATTGCAATGCAGATGCAAAAAGACAACTGGAAGCCAGACTACATTGTAGGCATTACACGTGGTGGTAATGTTCCTGCTACAATACTGTCGCATATGTTAGGCGTTCGTTGTGAAGCATTAAAAATTAGTTTACGTGATGACGATGAAAGTGGAAGCGAAAGTAATCTTTGGATGGCGACTGATGCATTTGGATATGTAGATGAAGAAGATCGTAAAACTACTAAAAGTCGTTGGGACGTTAGTAAACGTAAAAATATTTTAATTGTAGATGATATCAATGATACAGGCGCAACACTTGATTGGATCAAGCAAGATTGGCCAGCTGGTTGTTTACCCGACGAAAACAGTTGGAGTACTGTGTGGAATAAAAATGTAAGATTTGCTACACTAACTGAAAACCTTGCAAGTAGTTTTGACGGCGTAGATTATTCAGCACACGAAGTTAACAAAGCAGAAGAAGATGTTTGGTTAGTTTACCCTTGGGAAATAGTAGGTAAGTATGACGCTTGATACATTAGAACAAGCTCAGCAAGAAGGCAGAGCACCATGGGATAACGTGTACTTAGATACTAGAGACTTTGTAGTATACGAAGACAAGTATCCTGTAACTGAAGGACATTTGTTAGTAGTACCTAAAGTAAATGTTATGGATTGTGTAGAAAAATGTTTTAAGTTTGCTATGTCAATGGGAAACGATAATGTTACAACAACCAAGAATAACGTTACTGGTTATAATATTGGCCTAAATATAGGTGTAAGTGCAGGACAAACAGTTATGTACCCACATGTACATTTAATCTTCCGTCGTGATGGAGATATGGAAGATCCGAAAGGTGGCGTAAGAGGCGTCATTCCATCTAAACAAAAATACTAAGGAAAGGAACTATGGACTTGAAGGAACAAATGATCAAAGCGGCAAGACTACATGCCGAAGCAGAGATAGAATTGCATAAGACTAACGTCGAAGTATACATGCAAAAAGTTGTAGGCATTGGAGAACATTCTGATATTATCGAAACGATACAAAAAGAATTAGATGCTATGTCTACAGCACATGATCGTCTTGAAATGTTAAACACATATTTTGCTTAATATACTTGACAAAAACCTAAATACAATGTATAATATAAGTTATATTGTGCATTGTATTTTTAACGGCAATCCACTGCCTAAACATCGGAGAATAAAAGAATGGATAAATCCAAAGAGATAAAGGCCCGTTTGCAACAAGCAAACAAACGCTTCTGGGCAGGCGACAACATTTCAGACTATATTAAAGACGGCGAAAAGCAAATACTAATTGATGAGCTTGCTGTTAAGTTTGAAGACGTATTACAAGGTCTTGTAATAGATACAGAAAACGATCCTAACAGTAACGGCACAGGCAAACGTCTTGCTAAGATGTATGTTAACGAACTAATGAGCGGTAGGTATGATCCTATGCCAGCGGCAACAGCATTTCCAAATGACAGTGACGAACGTTACGAAGGTATGCTAGTAGTAAGAAGTGAACTTACAAGTATGTGTTCACATCATCATCAGATTGTTAAAGGCGTAGCATACATTGGTATTATTGCATCAGACAAATTAATTGGTTTAAGTAAGTACACAAGAATCGCACAATGGTGTGCGATGCGTGGAACACTACAAGAAGAACTAGCAAATGACATTGTACGTGAGATTCAGAAAGCCACAGGTGCAGAACACTTAGGTGTTTATGTACAAGCAACACACGGTTGTGTTGAAAACAGAGGTGTTAAGGCACACAGTAGTCTTACACAAACAACTGTTTTAAAAGGTGCGTTTAAGGATGACGCAGGTACAAAGAAAGAGTTTATGGATAATATTAAACTCCAACAAGAATTTGCATGTGGGAAGTAGAGTATGAAACTTAGATATTCAGAAGCGTTTTATAGCGTACAAGGAGAAGGCAAGTTTGTAGGAGTGCCTAGTGTATTCTTACGTACATTCGGTTGTAACTTTCGTTGCATGAACTTTGGATTAGAAAGAGGAACGCCTGCAAGAGCAGATGGTGTAAAACATAATCCAGAAGTTAAAAAGTTACTCGATAGTAATATTATAAGTACTGTTGAAAAATTTACAGACTTACCTGTAATACATACAGGTTGTGATACATATGCTAGTATCTATCCAGAGTTTAAAAAGTTTATGATGGATAGAACTGTAGATGAAGTTGTAGAACATTTGTTATCACTTACTCCAGAAGGTAAGTGGACAATGGATAGCGGACAAGATGTCCACTTGATTTTCACTGGCGGTGAACCTTTGTTAGGGTGGCAGAGATTCTATGCTGAATTGTTAGAACACCCGCGTATGAAGGACTTAAAAAATGTTACATTTGAAACAAACACTACGCAAAAGTTACGACCAGATTTTAGAGACTATCTTAATAGTCAAGACAGATTTGAAGTTACTTGGAGTTGTTCCCCAAAACTTAGTGTCAGCGGAGAACGCTGGGAGGATGCTATTATGCCTGATATTGCTAGTGAGTATTTCAGTGTTGCTAATAGTAACCTTTACTTTAAGTTTGTTGTGGCTGACAGTATTGACGTTGAAGAAGCTGGCAGAGCTGTGGCGAGTTATAGAGACGCCGGGATACAATGTCCGGTATATCTTATGCCGTTGGGTGGACGAAGTGAAGAATACAAGCTCAACATTCAAGAAGTGGCTGAGCTCTGTATGGAAAAAGGATGGCGATTCACTCCACGACTACACATCGACTTATTCGGTAATGCCTGGGGAACGTAAATATAAAAATGAACAACACGAACGAGCTATGACAGCACCAATTGAAGACGGTGGTGATTTAGAAAAACGTGTAAGGAGAGCAGGATTATGAGCAATTGGTTTAATAAACTTTTAAATAATGCAGGCATCACAAAGAAGATTGATGAGCCGACAGTAGAGCCTTCAGCAGAAGATGTAAGACGTGCGGCACTTGAAGCAGAAAAGGTTGCCGCTACTAAAGCAGGTCAACCTTGGGTTGCTGTATTAGATACACAAGTTAATAAAGACAACATTCGAAACGGATTCTTTGAACTTGACTGGAACAACGAATTTATCGAAGAACTTCTTGATGCAGGATATCAAGGCGAATCGAACGAACAAATTGTTGATCAGTGGTTTAGAACTATTGTTAGTCAAATGCTTCAAGAAGAAGGACAAGATCCTAAAACTGAAGCAGGGTATATTAACGTAGTACCTATCGATAAAGGCAAATCAGAAGTATCTTAGTGCTTGACAACAGCCAGATTTGGTGTTATAATAGTATTATAAATTACGCAAAGGCGAACTAATGGCAACATATATTCTAGTAGATACAGCTAACACATTTTTCCGTGCAAGGCATGTAGTACGTGGCGACATTGATACTAAGGTAGGCATGGCTATGCATATTACACTTAACAGTGTTAAGAAGGCATGGCAAGACTTTAACGGCACACATGTTGTGTTTTGCTTAGAAGGTCGTAGCTGGCGTAAAGACTTTTACGAACCTTACAAGCGTAACAGACAAGTTGCACGTGATAAGATGACTGTAACTGAGTCAGAAGAAGATACAGTGTTTTGGGAAATCTTTGACGAGTTTAAAGACTTTGTTAGCGACAAGACTAACTGTACTGTTATGCGACACAAACAACTAGAAGCAGATGATCTTATTGCAGGTTGGGTACAAGCACACCCTAATGACAAGCATGTTATTATTAGTACAGATGGCGACTTTGCACAACTTATTGCACCTAACGTAACACAGTATAGTGGCATACAAGACTTAACTATTACACACGAAGGTTACTTTGATAAGAAAGGTAATCCTGTAATAGACAAGAAAACTAAATTAGAAAAGCCTGCACCCGATCCTGACTTTATGTTGTTTGAAAAGTGTATGCGTGGCGACACTAGTGATAATGTATTCAGTGCATATCCAGGTGTACGTAAGAAAGGCACTAAGAACAAAGTAGGCCTTATTGAAGCATACGAAGATAAGAGTACAAAAGGTTACAACTGGAATAACATGATGCTACAGCGTTGGACTGATCATGAAGGTGTAGAACATCGTGTACTAGATGACTATCAACGTAATGTTGTGCTATGTGATTTAACAGCACAACCTGCAGAGATACGTGCTATTATAGATGAAACAATTAACGAAGCAACAGATAATCCTAAGGAAATAGCACAAGTTGGTATGCGTCTTATGAAGTTCTGTGCTAAATGGGATATGCAACGTATTGCTGATCAGGCTCAATACTACGCAGAACCTTTACAAGCGAGATATATTAAATGAGCATAAAAGCAAAAACAATACTAAAAGACAAGTTCTGGATTGTTGAAGAAGAAGGTGAGAAGTTAGGAACCTTGAGTTTCAATGACGAAAAGTTTATGTTCTCTGCAAACAACGGTGTTGCATTCTTTGAAAACAAAAAACAATTAAAAAACGAGCTTGGGCTTACTATATTTGATAAAGAGCCTTCAGTACAGTTTGAAACTGAAAAAGAAATTTATGGGTTTCCAACTAGCACTACACCTTACAATGTAATTTATGATGTACATCGTAAGTTTGCATTGTTTACTAAAAGTCGTAAGAGCAAGAGTTTATATTGTGCAGGATACTACATTATCCACTTTGACAAAGGTTGGGTAAAGAGTTTTTGTCCTAAACTAATTACATTAGAACGTTACAACTACAAAGGTCCATTTAAAAACGATCTTACTATGCGTCAGGAACTGTCAAATGCAAACCAAAAATCTTGATCCAATAAACACTTTTCCAGTACAACAGTTTATTCAAACTGTTAAGAGTGCTGACGCTAGTAGAGCTAAAGATGTTAGAATTGACATCGATACAGCAAAAAGATTAGCATTTACACTAGGAGAAGTGATGTCTCGACTCAATGGAGACATGGAACAGTTTATTAAAGAACATGTACAAACACTAGACAATGAGCCCGTAGAGGTGCAATTAGACGGTGGTACTGAGTGGAAATAAACTAGCATTTAACTCAAAAAAGAGATAAATATATACGTAGTTAATTAAGGTACGTATATATGAGCAGACCAAAGCCAAATGTTCTTTTAGAACATGTAAACAAAAAGAATTATAGATGTGAGCAAGTCTTAGATGCTGATGCTATCTGGGCCGTATTCTATAAAGATAAACCATTCAATTTAAAAAGTTCAAACGCTTTAACAAATTATCCTGGACCAAAATATAAGAAAACAAGTTTTTCTAATCCAGGGCATGCCCACAACTTAGCACAAAAACTTAACGAACTGTTTTCATGTGAAGACTTCTTTGTGTATAAATTGTCAACAGGCGAAATTGTAACTGAATGAACTGGAAAGAAACCTACACAAAGTTATTCCTAAAAGAACTAGGTAAAAGTTTTAACGACTTATCTGTTAAGGAGCATATGCCTTTGTGGTGGCATAATACACGTAGCAAGGACACTGGTGGACTTAGACTTACAGACGCAGGATTAGATGTACTTACACAAGCAGAAGTAGCAACATACGATGTACCTTATCCACATGATATGCCGATGACAACTCAAGTTATTATCTTTTTAGACAAGTTTATTGACTGTCCTTACTACATAGGACCAAGATCTATTCAAGTAACACACCAAAAGAAGGCGGTCGAACTGTCTCTTTTCTCAGGTGATCTACGTAAGTATGGACTTACTAAAGCGTTATCTCGTCAAAATAAAGACGAAAATAATTAAAAAAAACTGCAGAAAACGGTTGACATTACCCCCAATTGGTAGTATTATATATACATAAGTTAGAAATTCGCACTGATAACTAAGAGGTAATACAATATGGAAAACGTAATCACAAGAACAGTTTCGCCGAACGGCGCAAAGTCAAGCATTAATCATGCTATTCGCAAGAATCGTCCTATCTTCCTTTGGGGGCCTCCAGGCATTGGTAAGTCTGATATTGTTAGACAAATTACCGAAGACCTTGGTAACTCGCATTTGATCGACATTCGTTTGTCACTTTGGGAACCTACAGACATTAAAGGTATTCCGTACTTTGACAGCAACTCAGGTACAATGGTGTGGGGCGCACCAGCAGAACTTCCTACAGAAGAATTTGCATCACAATTCGACTATGTCGTTTTGTTCTTAGACGAAATGAACTCAGCGGCGCCTGCTGTACAAGCGGCTGCATATCAGCTGATTCTTAACCGCAGAGTTGGGCAATATAAGTTGCCAGACAATGTTGTAATTATTGCGGCTGGTAACCGTGAAGCTGACAAAGGTGTTACTTACAGAATGCCTGCTCCGTTAGCAAACCGTTTTATCCACTTAGAACTTGCTGTATCATTTGATGACTGGTTCCAGTGGGCTGTTAACAACAATCAACACAAAGACGTTGTTGGTTACTTAACATTTGCAAAGAAAGACTTATATGACTTCGATCCAAGAAGTGCAAGTCGTTCATTTGCAACACCTCGTTCTTGGTCGTTTGTAAGCGAATTGCTCGCAGACGATGTAGACGAAACCACTACTACAGATTTAGTTAGTGGGTCAGTTGGAGAAGGCTTGGCTGTCAAGTTTATGGCGCACCGTAAAGTTGCGTCTCAGATGCCTAATCCAAGTGACATTTTAGCAGGAAAAGTCAAGGAGATGGCCAGTAAAGAAATCAGTGCTATGTATTCCCTCACTGTGTCATTGTGTTATGAGCTACAAGAAGCTGATAACAAGAACGACAAAGACTTCGATAAGAAAGTTAATAACTTCCTGCGATTTTCAATGGATAACTTTGATACTGAATTAGTTGTAATGGGCATTAAGCTCGCACTTACTCAGTATTCATTGCCCATTGATCCGGACGCTGTAGATTGCTTTGATGAATTCCATGAACGTTATGGTAAGTATATTAAGGCTGCACAGGGTTCTTAAGAATAGAAAGGGCGGGTTAATACTCGCCCTTTCACCTTTTCTGGTTGACAACACCAAGAAATCTTGTTATAATATATATATAAACTTAGAAAGGACATAGCACATGAGCGTAGAAGGTAAAAAGAACTGGTCACCTAATCCAGACATTACTGAATCCGAACTTAAAGTAATGCGTGAAGATGTACTTGATCGCATTATTGTTGCACGAGTAGGACTTCTTCTCAAGCATCCTTTCTTTGGTAATATGGCAACACGCCTTAAAATCCAAGCCGCAGACGACTGGTGTCCTACAGCAGCCGTAGATGGCAGAAACTTATTTTTTAACACTCAGTTCTTTAATGCAATGGACAATAAAGAAATTGAGTTTGTTATTGCACACGAAATTTTACATTGTGTATTTGATCACTTAGAACGTAGAACTTGGCAAGGCCGCAACTTAGATGCTATGCTGTCTAATATTGCACAAGACTACGTTGTAAACAATATTCTTGTAAGAGACAGCATTGGTACTAAGCCTAAAATTGTTGACTGTTACCAAGACTTTAAATACGAAGATTGGTCTTCAGAAGAAGTTTATGACGACCTATTTGAAAAGTATGACGAAGAACAACTTAACGCATTAGGCGAATTACTTGACGAGCACATTGACTGGACCGACGGTGACGGTGACGAAAATGGTTCATCTGGTAAAGACGGCAAAGATGACGGCAAAGGTAAAGACGGTAAAAAACCTACTTACTCTAAAGAAGAACTTAAAAAGATACGTGACGAAATAAAAGAGAACATGATAACAGCCGCACAGAGTGCAGGTGCTGGTAATGTTCCTAAAGGTGTCGAACGTATGATCAAAGAGCTTACAGAGCCTAAGATCAATTGGCGTGATCTGCTTCGTCAGCAAATTCAATCAACAATTAAAAGCGACTATACATTTAGTCGTCCTTCACGTAAAGGTTGGCACACTGGTGCTATATTGCCTGGAATGAACTTCCAAGATACTATCGACTTATGTATTGCAATCGATATGAGTGGTTCAATTGGCAATGATCAGGCAACTGATTTCTTAACTGAAGTAAAAGGTATTATGGACGAGTACAAAGACTATGCAATTAAATTGTGGTGCTTTGATACTGGTGTATATAACGAAGAAGACTTTACTGCCGCAGAAGGCCAAGATTTGATGTCATATGAAATCTTAGGCGGTGGTGGTACTGACTTTATGTGTAACTGGACATACATGAAAGACCAAGGCATTACGCCTAAAAAGTTTTTAATGTTTACTGACGGTTATGCATGGGATAGCTGGGGAGATCCCGACTACTGTGATACAGTGTTTATTATTCACAGTAATCATAATAAAGAACTATTAGCCCCATTTGGAGTTACAGCTCATTATGAAGCTCAAACAGCCTAACCCTTTAAACTACTTTAAGGTACGCAGCACTCAATATTTGCCTAGGCATTTTGAAGTTGTTAGTTTACCTATTTCCTACAATATGGAAAGTAGTATTGAAAAGTGGATATTTGAAAATTTGAAAAATAGATATTATGTTTCACGAGAAAAGACTCGTACCTTTGGACATAGTAATATTAAAGTAGGATTTGAAGATCCAAAAGAAGCAAGTTATTTCATGTTGGCGTGTCCACATCTGAAGTACAAATAAATAAAGTACGCATATATATTAATATAGGAGAATATAAATTATGAGCGACGAAAACAAAACAGAAGCACCTGCTACTGAACAACAACAAGCACCTGCACCAGATCTTACTGTACAGGATCTGACAGCAATGAAATCAATTATTGATGTTGCATCAACTCGTGGCGCTTTTAAGCCTAACGAAATGACTACTGTCGGTACGGTGTATAGTAAATTAGAAGCATTCTTAAACGCTGTACAAGCACAACAAGAAGCTAAAACGGAAGCACAAGAGGCTCCAACAGGAGAATAATATGAAACATATTGGTAGACAAATTAATCCAAAAAGACGTTGCGTAGTAGCGTATAGAGTCGTGCCTAAAGAAGCAGATCAATGTTTAGTTGTATTCACTGACAGTCTTGAATCAGACGCACATGATGCGTTAATGAACTTGGTTGAAAGTAATGCAGGTCAAACAGCATACGAACTCGCAGAAGCAATGGATAGAACTCAATTACCAGATGGTAGAAACATGCTTAGAGCATTTGCCGGAACCGGTAAGTTATCAAAGATGCCAACTGATAAAATTGAAATGACTCCAGACATGCAGAATACTGTTACGTTGTCAGAACTTAATAATGCTATTGCAACACAAAAAGGTGTTACAGTAGAAGACTTAGCTCTACAACCTCAAGACAAAGGTTCTGAAAAGTCTGAGACAACACCACAACCTGTGATTGCAGAAGCACCAGTTGCTCCATCATCTAACGATGTTTTAAGTGACGAAGACTTAGCAGCACAATACCGTTCTCAAGCAGATACTTTATTTAAAGAAGCGAAGCGTTTAAGAGAACAGGCGGAAGATCTAGTACCTACTAAGAAAAGTAGTAAGAAGTCCGCCGCAAGTGCCTAAGAAGAAGAATAAACTCAGCAAACAAGTTATTGACAAATGGCCTGAAGTACTCGGTAATATCGACATAAAAGTTGTTCCTACTGAATACATTAAGGCCGTTGAAGTCACATTCACAGACGGTAAAATATGGGTTATAGAAAATGATCCTAAACTTCCAATAGGCGAAAATGCAGAAGCGTTCGAACAAAGTATGGAAGACCTTATGCAAGAATACGAAGATGTACTACAAAGTGTGAACTTTGTGGTAGATATTGAACGTGTAAAGAAGGATATTACCAAACGTACAAAGATATTTATGAAGAAAAGAAAATAACTCTTTTATGATAAATATATATGTAAACTTAAATCATTGGGAGTTATAACAAATGGCATTGCGATTAAGAAGAGGCACAGATGCACAAAGATTGACACTAGACGGTGTAGCTTTGCCGGTGCCAGCTGAAGGCGAATTAATATACACAACAGATACTAAGAAACTTTATGTAGGCGATGGTGCTACAACAGGTGGTATTGCTGTTGACGTTGCTAACTCTACCTTAAGTGTTGATGATTTAAGCGATGTAGATATTACTTCTGTTGCTCCAACAGCAGGGCAAAGCCTTGTATGGAACGACAGTGATAACGAGTTTCAACCAGGCGATGCAACTATACTATCAGATAAATCAATTAATGCACTACTAGACGTAGATACAGCATCTAATGTACCTACTGTAGGACAAGTATTAAAATGGAACGGTACAAAATTTGTTCCAAATGACGATCAATCAGGTGGCTTAGTTGTAGGTGCTACTTACCAAATTAACATTACAGGTGATGTTACAGGTGATGTTACAGGCGATACAGCAGGTACACATACTGGTGCAGTAACTGGTAATGTAACTGGTGACTTAACTGGTGATGTAACTGGTTCAGTATTTGCTGATGATTCAACTACAGTTATTGATGGACTCAACGGACAAGTATTAGGTAACGTAGTTAACTCTACTGTTACAACACAAGATGTTAATACTGCTATTTTAAGACTTTCGGGCATAGACTCAACAGGTAATAATAAAGCTGGTATTAAGATTACTACGGACGGAAACGCCGATGATGGTTATTCACTTTTTGACATTGATGCAGCTACAGAATCCGATGTAGGTTCTTCAGTTGTTTTTACAAAATCAAGAGGTACACACGCATCTAGAGCAGCTGTACAAGACGGAGATGAAATATTAGGTATTAACTATTTTGGTTATGACTCAGCTAATAATCCGGGCGCAGCGGCTGTTATCCAAGTAGCTGTAGACGGTACTCCTACAGCAGGTTTTGTACCTGGAAGTATTGTATTTGGTACAACTAATCCAGTAACAGGCACAGTAGCCGCACTTACATTAAATGCACAACAGACCGCTGTATTTGGTGGTGCAGCAACATTTGCTAATATGACAACTGGTGTTCGAAATGCACTAACACCGGCAGCTGGCATGGTTGTGTTTAATACTACAGA